AGCGGGCAGCGGAGTAGACGGCGTAACGGCCAGCCTCATCCGTGCGGAGTAGCTTGGACTCATCAAACAGCGCACATTGCGGACCGGGCAGCATCGGTGACCATGCTTCCTCGAACGAACAGAGGAAGTCGGTTAGCGTATAGGTGGTGAATCCCATACTCTGTTGTTCAATACCGGTACCCCATGAAGTAGTCTTGTCCGTCTGCATGAGCATATGCGGCGGGACACCGAACAGCATTGCAATTTCAGCGGTTTCAAACGAGCGGGTGCCTAGGAACTGGGCATCTTCCGGCGTAACGCTGATCGGAGTCCATTTGGCCCCGCCACTGAGAACACCTACCGTGTGTGCGTTGGTGATGCCTGCGTGGGAAGCCTAACACGACTCCTTGAGCATCCGGGCGCGTTCCTTGTCAAGGTCAGCCTCTACCTCAATAATGCCGCTCATGTGGGCACCACGGCCGAAGAACGTAGCGCCGAACATCTCAGCGGCTAGACCTAGGCCAATGGCGTTCCGCGCTGCCTGAATGACGCTGATTCCCGTTGGCGACTCCGGGTAGGAGATACCTACAATGTGAATGATGTCCTCAGTGCGTACCGGCTTGCGGTCAATCTCGTAACCGCGCATTCCGTCGCTGACCCATGCACACGCAACCCGATCAGGGTGGATAACCCGGAGCCGGTTAGGCCTGCCATCGGCACCACGCGACGTGACGAGACAATAGGCATTGCCGCGTAGGAGCAGCGATACGAGAAGCTGCTTCATGCCTTCACGGCGCTTGACCAGACCAGGGGTAGCCGCTCCGCCGAACGGGTCGGAAATGATCATCGGCTGGTTAGAAACCGGAGTGCTAATACCGTTGCTATCCGCGCGGACAGCGTTGAACGGCAGGTTAGCAACCGTGTTGGAGATGATCCGGACGCAAGCGTGGACACTAAGAAGGCTCATGGCCGTAGACTCAGTTACGGGAATACCGGAGGTGGTAACAGCGGCGAGGCTGCCGTTGGTAGGGATTGCCCAGGGGTCGCCGGAACCAGACGGAATGAATACCCGCTTTTCCATGCTTCGCCTAGCTAGAGACATGTGTCACCCAACCTAGATAGATCAGGATGCCACCCAGAACGAACACGCCAGCCACCGGATTTAGCATGAATGCGCCGATTACGAAACAGGCCAGGCCACCCAGCTCAAAGAGGTCAGAGAGCTTCGATAGCCGCTCAGAGAGAGGCACCCGAAGCTGAGCACGCCCTAACGTTAGGGTGCGCTTCAACCAAGCGCGCATAGTGCCTTCCTAGAGATCATTCCAGTTCCAAAACTGGGGTACGGGAACCGGCTCCGGCTCAATACAGGCACGCTCAAGCGCCATGACAGCGGAGACGGCAAGGTCAATCTTGCGTGGGGAATGCTTGGCATCCTTGCTGATACGGGAGCCGCGCGAATCCGTGCGGACGACGGTGTTAGCAAGGTGACGGGCCAACCTGGGATCACCGGAATGCGTCACGGTGCGGTTAACCACTGCCTCATAAAACCGCTGAGTTGCCGGAACCATACGGGCCGGACTCTGCGGAAACTCGACAATCGGCAGGCCTTCATCCTCAAGGATCTGGTATGTGCGTGACCAGCGGTACGGGTCACAGACAATCTCTCGGACCTGCCAGCGCTTACATGCAGCGCGGATCTCAGCCTCAACGTCAATGATGGGCACTGCCCAGTCGTTCATACTGCCTTGCGGCTTCTCCCACGCTGCCACAACGTCAATGTGCGGCGGCAAGTCACCACTAGGGCACTCGACCACAACCAGCGCAGTTGAGTCGTTGTTAAAGCTGCCATCGAAACCAAGGATTACCTCTGCACCGTCTTCAATCTGGCGCTCGGAATACTCGCACGCGTCCCATGTACCGGCGGGAAGCCATGCCTGAGACGTGCTTACCCACTGGTTGAGTCGCTTTGTACGAAACTCGTTTTCGGGCGTACGCAGTACAGCGGAGGCGAAATCCTCGGCGGAGACAATATCGTCAAAACCCGGATTAGCAGCGCGCCAAGCTTCCTCGCTGGTGTGGTCAGCATCGTCAGCTACGCCCCAATACTCATAGTAGAACGCCGGATCTTCGATTTCGCCACTTGCTACGCGCATGCCGTACTGGTGCATGGTGTAGCAGAGGGAGTCACCACCAGTGGTGTCCGTCTTCACACCAGCGGTTGAGATGCCCAACATCAGAGGTTCCCGACGCGCACCGGTCGCTAGGCTCATAACCTCCCACAGTTCGCGGTTCGGCTGAGCGTGTACCTCGTCAAACACCGTCAGGTGCGGGTTTAGGCCTTCCTTAGTGAAGGCCTCAGCCGACAGCACGCGGTAAACGGTGCCCTTGGGCGTGAATTCGATGGCATCTCGATAGGTTTTGAAGGAACTAGCAAACATTGGTTGCATTTCAACCATTTTCTTCGCTGTTCCGAAGACAATTCGAGCCTGTTCCTTGTCAGCGGCGCATGAGTACACTTCGCCACCCTGAGGACCGGCAACCATGCCAAACAGCGCGATTCCGGCACCAAGGGCAGACTTGCCGTTCTTTCGGGGCAGCAGCACCAGCGCTTGTCTGTGCTTTAGCCGACCATCGGCCTTGCGGGCAAACAGCCTGCCTATCATGGCCGTTTGCCAGTCACGCATGACCATTGGCTCACCAGCGTTGCCGCCTACAGAGTCCTTTGTGATCTTTAGCAGCGTGCTGAACTGCCCGAATTTGGCTCCATCACCACGCGCTACGTCTTCCGCGCTGACATCAGTAAGGATATAAGGCCTAGCCATGGGCAACGCCAGTGACGCTATAGAGGCCAAGCGTAATGAAGTAGATCAGCAGGCCGCCGCAAATCCAGTAGGCAGCCCAAGCCACGCGGTAAAGCCACATTGAGTCTCCCTAGAACTTGCTCAGCATTTCTTCAAATGCGTTCTTGGCCTTTACTTCGCCTAGTCCGATACGCGTGCGGTCAGTGGGAGTGAGCCCTAGAGAGCTGGCAATCTCTGTAATCTGCTTCTCCGTCTGGATCAACAGCTGGGCAGCGGGGTTAGCCACCAGGTGACCATCCCCGGGCCGGAGAATTAGCGGACCGTAGTCGGTTAGACACTTCTTGTACTCTGCGCGTCTGTCGTACAGCTCGCAGAGCATGAGCAGAACCAGACTGTCTGTAGGTGCCAGCCAAGCCGCACCAGCCTTTGTAACGGCCTCCCAGAGCTCTGCCCCATCGGGGCCAAGGGAAGGCGGAATATCGTCGCTCAGCGGCTCTAGCGCGGTCACGCTGTCAGCGTCCGGCAGTGCCCGCTGTCCGGGGTTGCCTAGACGTCGCTTCTGTTCGTTCGGCTTGGGTGGACGACCCACGTTAGCCATGGTTGCCACCCCATTTCTGCATAAAAATTCGTCGCGTGGGAGGTCACGCTAGCGCGCGATCTTGGAAAATCGGGGGTCGAATTTCGCAGCGGCGTGCGAAGCCAGGGGGCCGGGTCTCTTGATCCACAACCCACAACAAATTACCCCGCCCCCGGTATATGCTCTGACCTGCGGTTTTACCTGTACGGAAGCTGATACACCCCATAGCCCACAACAAATCCCCTGACCTGCGGCTTTGCACTGGGTGTCAAGGCTCTGTCTTAGTAGTACATAGTACTAGTACAGAAGCTATGCAGGGCTATGCATAACCATGCTCCACGAGGCTAGGCCTAGCGACCACGCGCCAGGCCACTAGAAGCTGTCTCTCTTGGCAGAGTTGCAGCTATGGCACAGGACCGAAAGGTTTTCCCGTTCGTCAGTGCCACCCTTGGCCTTAGGCCTGATGTGATCCACGGTCAGCCTGTCTGAGGCATGCCTTGGCCTGTTCCACCCAGGGCAGACAGCGCCGTTTGTAGTAAGCCACTCAGCCAGCACTTGCTTTCGCAAGGCCTGCCAACTCTTGCCGTAACCTCGCTGCGTAGCACTACCACGGCGCACGTTGGCCGCAGACTGACAATGGTCACAGCGGCTAGGGTTGCTGTGTAGTCGTCCGCAATCCAGGCACGGCCTACGCGACACGCTTTGCCTCTGGCTGACTCACTAGTGAAGCGGTGCAGTCACAGTTAGGCAGGTTCGCCGGATTCGGCGCTGTGCAAGTGGACTGGTGAACTTCAGCGGCAAGGTTGGCGTTCAACTGGTGGTTGATACAGGCGAACACGTTGATTAGGTTAGTGTTGGTGGGATCGCTCCACTTGAGCCACACCAAGACAGCGGGTTGACCGCAAGAAGCCAGTGAACACACCGGCTGAGAAAGATCAGACATTAGCTAGCTCCGATGAGCCTAGATAGGTCTCCGGGCGTAACGTCACCAGCGACCCTGTGCGGAAACAGCTCGATTCCGGCGCGCCCATAGCACTCGTCAACAAGCTGGGAACAAATCATGTGACCATCGCTGCTCACGTAGTCTTCAAACCACGGGAAGTGCAGGATGCGGTAAGCGCCGATAGCGGCGTAGTCAGCGAAGCTGTATGGGGTGTCAATACAGTCAATCGCTGCTGAAACAATTCGGGAACGCTGCTCATCAGTCAGCGGGAACGCACTGTATGCGACTACGCGGCCTTCTACAGCGTCTTCTAGCGTGCTCTGGGTTGCGCCACCTGGTTCAGCCTCAACGACGTTAAAGCCGTCTATGACGATGAACGCGTGTTGGAAGCGGCTACCGGAGCCGATGAGCTTCTGACCCAGCGAGATGGCCTTTCCTGACCATCCGCCGATGGGAACTAGCCCAAAATCCCCGGGCAGCGGGTTGCTCGTCTTGTATGTCATCGCTTGACCTCGGGGAACGACAAAAAACCCCGCGCCATAGGCTACGGGGTGGTATGCCCTAACGTTAGGGTGTCCTCTGTAGGATTCGAACCTACAACACACAGGTTCTAAGCCTGTTGCCTCTGCCAGATTGGGCTAAGAGGACTTGAAGTGTCCGGACCGGATTCGAACCGGCGTTACCCCCTTCACGGGAGGGTGCTTGGCCGCTGCACTACCGAACAGATTCGGACCCTTAGCCGTCGCATAGGTCCGGGGCAATCATGATTACCACTCAGGGGTTACCGAACGCGCTACTAAGCACCCTGTCCGCGTGGCGCTGTTTCCCTAGGGCTCGAACCTAGACTTACCGCGTCCAGAGCGCGGCGTGTTGCCAGTTACACCAGGAAACATCAGACGGGAGCTCTAGATACAGCTCAGTGGGAGAGAAGCACCTTGCCGGAGCTCCGACCGTCCGTAGAGATCATCTCTTGCGCCGTGTATCCGTGGGTTCTCTGCGCGGATGTCTCTCTACTGTATTCGAGTGATTTGAAGGCCTGGCCTCTGAGCAGCGCAAATGACGGTATGACGATTTTTGCATCATCTCAGTTTCCCTATAGAGTTTCTTAGGGTAAACGAAACAATAGAAAAATCGTCATACCGTCATCAGTCGCAGGTCAGGCAGGGTCACTACTCAGCGTAGCGTCATCCCCGCTGTGCTCCGGGAACACCAGCCGGTCACTGATCGGACGCTGATCACCACGCCCCGTAGCGGGTAGGACCGTGACGCCGTTTGGCCAAACCGCTTTCATGAGTACTCGCTTCATGGCCAGGTCCGCTGTCTTGTACGCCT